GTCCTTATATAAAGTGACAGTATCGCCATCTGTTGACGTAAATATTGTGTCAACTTGGACTGCTGGTGTCGTGATTTCAATTGTGTCATTAATGGTGTCTTTTTTTAAAAGTTGAGGATAGCGAATTGTTAGTTTTTCAATCTTGCGTTCTGCCCTTCTCAACTTCTTTTCTACGCGATGCTCCAAAGAACAACTGCTGAGAATCAAAATTAAGGCTATTAGAAGCCATCTCATCGATTATCTACAAAGTTTGTGTAGACAGTTCTGCCTTTGACTTTTGAGGCTCTTAAAACCTGTTTTCTGTTGCCTTCTGATTTGTACGAAACGTGTACCCAACTTGGATTATCCAATGAGCCAAACTCAAAAATTAGCTGGTCGAAGTCCAGATGGTCAAAGATGTACCAAAAAATATCTTTATTACTTGGATAATTTCTGCCATCGTTGTCAATGTCAATAGCTTCGCCTTTGCAATGTTGCGACGTTGCAACGTATTCGCCTTTTATCATCTTGTGCGCTCCACCAATTGCGCGATTTAACTCCTTTGCTCTATAACCACTACTCACGAAGATAGGCTGACCAAAGTGTTCTCGAATCGGCTGAAATACATTGTTAGCTAAAGTAATTAGCGCAGTCAAGTGTTCGCCTTCAGGTGTGTTATCAATACCTCTTCTCGTTGCTGTTTGGCTTTTGCTTACTTCTGCCAGCGTTAAGTTTGGACTAATCTTCATTTGCTACCCTTCTTTTTGAGACTCGTTTCTTAGCGGTTTGAACTACACGCTCCTCAAGCCGCGCAATTGTTGCCGATTGATTGATTAAGATTTTATTCATCTCATCAAGTTGCGCTCGTAACTCTTGAATCTCTTGACGCAGTCCTTCAATGATTTCCTCGTTCTTCTTGACAATAGCACTTGCTTGCAAAGTCTGAATAATAAACGCTCCGATGCTTTTGCCTTTCCAAATTAAACCGCCTAACGCTACTGCACTCAAGACGGTGATTATTCCGTGTTCACTAATTAACTTAGCAACTCCTTCTATTACTTCCACTCTTGCCTAATTTTTTGATAAATTTCTGCAACTTAACGATGTTGCTTTTCTTTGGTGTATACGTTTTTTTCACAGCACCCATCCACAAAAGTTGTTGTCGGTTGCTGGATTCACATCGCTGTTTGTGTTTGAAGAATACTCGGGAAAAAGACCGCTATTGTTGCACAGGTAATCGACTAACCTATTAGAATAGTAAACAGCAAAGTCTCGCTCCTGACTTACTAAGCTGTCAACATCTGATTTATCTAATGCTGTGGCATTCTCAGGTTGATGTCGGTAAATACCTCCGTTGCCTATTGTCACGCTACCCATTGGAAGGAACTCAACTAATGACCAATGGATTAAAGCGGGTTTAATCCAATCCGTAACAAGACTCAGGTAGTTTCCAGCCAGCGTTCCAGCAATGATGTCAGCTTGTATCTTTTCAAGAAGGTCTGTTCCGAGTAATCTCTGGATGTGCATATCCTGCGAGATGCTTATATACTGTAAGAATTTATCGCTGTCAACGTTGCCGCTCAAGTTGCTAAACCTGAGTACATCTTCCGTCTTTATTAGTAATGCTTTTGCCATTTTTAACTTGGATAACGTCCATTATTCTTCATATCTCTTGGTGCTTTTGCAGCATCCTTTCTGCCTCTTGGCTTAGGTTCGTATGACTTTGGAATTGATGCAACTTCTTCAGATGAACTCAATGCCTTATCTTCAACGTATTCTCCGTCTTTCTTTTTCTTTAATTGATACAAATTCTCCTGCCAAAAATGACCGCAGAAACTACCGCCCTTGAAACGAAACAAATCGTACGCTTGACCTTTATGACCAAATCCTTTATTAACTCCTTTACGAGATGCTTTGTCAATGTCCTCTAATCTGTAAACAACGCCTTTTGAACTTCTGCTCATCATATTACGACAGAAATCTCTGCTTTTGCCTTTGGAATATTTTTCCTCGTAAGAATAACGAACTTTATAATAACTTTTATCAAGCTGCGAATCTCTGCTTGGAAACGAACTGATGTAGTTATTGAATTTCTGCCAAGCACTTAATTTGATGGATTTCTTCGCCCAATCTTCAATTGGCTCATTATATTCTGACCATTCTCGGCTGTCAATTAATTCCCACTCATCATCTATCTCGCTTCCTTCTAAAGCGTCCAGCATTTCATCGTCATCAAAATCTTCTTTTGATAATTCAACTCCTGTTTTTTCTTGTGCTGTGTCAACATCAACTTCTTCGATTTCCATTTCGCTGAACTCAAGCGGCTGGCTGGTTAGGAAGAATGTGTTTAGGCTGATGCCATTAAATGATAGAATTGCATTGACCGATTCAACCACTACTCTTTGCATTGGTTTGATAACTGTATTGTCAAATAGCAAAGCCGCCATCTTAATTTCATCGGCATTTGAGCCAAGACCGCCATTCTGTGGCAGACCAAATAACAAAGGTGAAACCACGCGGTGCGAAACCATTATTTTCTTACTCGCTTCTTCAGAGATGAATTGATATTGATTGTGAGCATCAGGTAGGCTGATGGATTCAATTTGCGCTGCTGTTTCTTGACTATCGTTGAAAGCTACGATTACGCTGTCTCCTTCTGTACCCGTGAACTTGTCTTTAATTTTAGACTCAATCATTCTTTGCTGGTCATCCTCTGGAATACCATTGTTGAAGTTGATGATTGTTGAGCCGCTAAACCTTGTGAAAATGTTATTGAGATGAAACTTGGCAAGTTCAATTTCAACGAAGGCGTAATCTAATCCGCTTTGATATTCAACAGGTGAGAAGTAGTGGAATCCAGCTTTGTATGGCTTTATTACCATAACCTCAAGACCTTCTTTGCTTTTACCAAAGCAAGGTATTCTTTGATGCTCATCGTTACGCCTTGCGTTTGCCCAATCGTCACAGTAATAATAAGCCTCAATGTATCCTTCTTCGTTCATCTTCTCAGGGCGAAGGTTTTGAATCGGCATATGTGCCACCTCCATCACCTTTGTGTGCGCTGTGTCATATATAACTTGATATGCAGCTTGACCAAACGTATAGAAGTCATCGCATATTTTGCGCATACAATCTTCAGTAAAAAGCTGAACCATCATAGCGTATTCGTCTGGCTTCTTTGCAGCGTTAGTGGCGTGCAAACCACGACCATAAATCATATCGCTGATGCCATTGATTAGCGCGCTGTTGGTAGGCGATTCTTTGGCATCTATGAGTGTTTGATAGTAGTTATTATCTAAACCATAAGCTACCCACTTCTCTCGCTTATCCTCGCTTATCTGTGGCGTTGTGTACTTACCTAATTCAACTAAGCTGATGTTGCTCATATGATTACAAATTCGTTATTAGATGGTTGTTCAGTAAACACATTCTCGTTGATGCTGAATTTTGCAAAGTCAGTTTCGTCCGTAATGAACGCCTTGCCGCGAAAACAAAGTTCTGCGCCATCTTTTATTTCAATGATATAGTTCTGCGCGTCCACCAGCACAGGAGAAAATGTGTTTGTAATCGTCAAGTAACCGTTCAAATATGTAGCTGCAAAATTGAATGTGTGTGTCAGCTTATTCTGTTGTTCACTTGTGAAAGTTACATCTACATTTCCTGTCGGTTCAAATCTCGGAATGATTATAAACGATTGAGCAGCTGCTGATGTGGTTAAGATTACCATATACTATAAACGAATTTTTCAGATTTTGTTTCAAATAAAAAACGCTCAGATATATAGCGTGTTTTAAATAACACGAACTTGTGTTACTGAAAGCACAAAAAAAAAGGCTACCCATTTGGATAGCCCTTCAAATTAGTTTGACAAATCACTAGCTTGTCACAATTGTTGAGACACCTAAAGCTGCCAACAAAGATTCTATTGTCCCTGACGCTCCTGTTGGATCAATGCAGAAGTTTGCAGGAATTTTTTCACTTCCTCCAAATGTCAAAGTGTAACCATTTAGGTCACCCAATGCACCACCTGTTGCAAAAGTTCCACCTGTTACATCCATTCCGTGTTCGTAGCCGCATAGCAATAAATCCCCGTTGTTTGTTTCCACCAAGATTTTTGGTCTACCGTACGAAAGCAACTTTAACTCCTTGTTAGCTTCCTTTGTCATCTTTTTCAAGGTGATGCTTAAAGCCTGCTCAAAGAATGTTGTACCATTATCTCTACTAGCGTTAATTGTCTGCTCAAAAGTATTGGTAGTTGACTTTAACTCGTACTTATAGGTGGTTAAACCTGTGCCTAAAGTGCTTATTGCATCTGTGTCCGTAGTGTCGTAAACAATTCCACTTGTAGGAACGTCTGCGAAATTAAAAATGTAGATGTTGTTAATACCACCTACTGCGTCTTTGCAAGGCTCTACACGCCCTGATGTTATATCGCAACTCATATCTATTTTTTATTTAAAAAAAAGGGCAGACAAGCAATCGCTTACCTGCCCAAATTTTGGTTAGTATTAAATTAAGCGTAAAGAACTATGTCCTCAACTACTCCGTAAGTTGCTCCTTGAAAGAAACGAGCAATGAAACGGAAGTTATTTGAACCGTCAAGGTCAGCCATATCAAGTAGCTTAACTTCTTGAGCCGCACTTAAAAGAGATGTTCCGAAAAACAAGTTGCTTGTCTGAGCAGCTACCATTTTATTATCAGTCATTCCTTCTGCAACGAATACAGGGATTCCGTTGAAGAACAAGTCAACTAAACGTTGATTGCTACCTCTGTTCTCGTAACCAGCACCACCAACTCCAGCAGCAGCGTATCCAGCTAAATGCTCGATGTATGCCTTGTAGACATTCTTAGAAACGTATAGCTTCAAATCTTCCTTACCGTAAACAGCAGATGGAATTTGCGCTACAACAAGGCTCATTTGAGCAGCTACGTTAGCAGCAGTAATTGCAACAGCAGCAATTTCTTGAGCAGCAGGAAGAGCAGCATCAGCAGCAAGTTGAACTATCAATCCATCATACTCACCTTGATTCGCGGCAACGCCAACCCAGATGTTTTGCTCAATCTTCTGAGCAACTTTTGAACCGATGTGACCAATCATATAGTCAGCTAATGATGAAGGAACGTCTCCTTGATTAGCACCCATTTGAGCGACTTCCCAAGTACTTACAAAATCTTTTTTGCACATTTGCAGGTTCACTTGAGCCTCTTCAACTGTCAAGATTCGCTCAGTCAAATCAACAGTAGATGTTGGCGTAAAGTCGCACGTTGCGTCCTTGACGATAGCATCAACGTCAATTCGCTGAATAACCTCTTTTTGTAAAACGTTTGGACGAACTGTGATGCCGCCATTTTCGATAGTGCTTGCGCTTAATAAAGCTGCACTGATATACTCACCAGCTGCTTTTCCAGCGTAGGTAGTCGTGATATTAGTAGTTGTAGCCATTTTTTATTTTTTGATTTTAGCTATTTTAGAAAGCACTCTTGATTCTGTGCCTCCAAATTTTATAGAATGAAAATTGAATGATTTTTTTGACTCCTTCTCAGGATTTGGCACTATTGCCTTTGCTGCTGGCATATCGTCTGAAGATAGCGCAACCTCTTCTTTTACTTCCTCTTTTTTAGTCTCAGAAAGCATTGACTTTATCTCACCAATAGCTGCTTCGAAATCTTCTTTCGTTACATAACTTGGCACTTCGCTGGCTTCAACTTCAACCTCTGAAGTTTCAACAGCTTCTTCTTCAGCAACAGCTTCTTCTTCCATTGCTTTTTTCTCGCTAATTATACCTTCTTCAGTTACAATTAACATCATAGATTCTGGCAGTTCATACTCGCCAACAGGAAGCGGCACTTGACCATCTTCTGTGACGATGAAAACTGCTTCTCCAGCTTCGAAACTCTCAGCTTCGATGACTGTGCCGTTCTCAAGTGTCATTTGCTCCAGATGGATTTCCATCCCAAGCAATGTCTTGATTTGATTAATTACAGATTTTTCCATATAGTATAAACGAAATTTTAGTTAAGTGTTACATTTTCAGCTTCCACAGGCTTCGCAATCCTCATCTTCAAGGCTGCATTCCTGTGGTTTCACGTTCTTTGTTTTGTCAAGTTCTTCAGCCTTGCGCATCATCTCTTCGAATGCGTTTGATTCTTCCGTGATGTTTGCCATTTATATATCTTCTTCAGGTTGAAACTCGTATTTCCAATTATTGAAAGCGGTTGGTGTGTCGAACATTACAACCTTATCTGATTCGATTGTAACCGTGCTTTCAATACCTGTATAAGCAGTAGTTGATTGGTCTTCATTATATCTCACAAAATCCCAAGTGATTGCTGTGTCAGATAGTTCATAGGTGTTATCTGTTATGTATCCGTAGTGATTCATTATGTATGAGGGAATATAAAGGGAGTAGAAAAGTTTGATAGTGTTAAATCGTTTGAACCGCTAGAACCGCTATTTGGGATTGTGGTAGTACCGTCTGCTACATTGAACTTATACCAATAGTCAGGTGTTGACCCAAAAACAGCAACAGGATTTGCGCCTGCACCTGAATTATAAAGGGCTTGTGCCTGTGTAACGCTTCCCGTTGCTTGGGTACAAATTACGTCATCCATACCTAAGTCCGAATAAAAATTACTATCTGCTCCTCTGTAAAACATATAATCAACATTAACCCCATCCTGCGATCCTGATGCTCCTCCATCCCCGTAATCTACACCATCGAAAACAAGATGAACATCTGTGCCTACATTATACATATAAAGATGATGCCAATCTCCGTCATCCCAACTTGCCAACGCTGCATCACTCCAATCTTGTCTTGTACTATTACCCCCTGACTGATACCTTATATAAGGTGTTGACCCTTTTCTAATATACCAATAATATCCTGCGCTTATGCTTGAAGATAATACAACGTTGGTAGCATTACTGCTACCTGTTCCTTTAAACCAAAATGATACCACCCAATCTATTGACCAATTTATAGTTATGGAAGATGCAGTAGTTCCCTCATCATTAACGCCATCTGATTTAATATAGCTGCCAAAGTTGTAGCTTGTTGATAATAAAGGTGTTGTTCCAAGATACGCTTGAGACACATCCGCGCTTCCTAACTTCAGAGTAGTTATATCTGTACTTCCTAATTTTATTGGCATATTAAG